GGTGGTGGATACAAATGAAAGCCCCTCAGCAGTCCCTGAAAGATTGGGGTAACCAAAATTGGAAGACTAAAAGTGGTAAACGATCTACTGACACGGGTGAAAGATATCTTCCAGAAGCTGCGATCAAAGCTCTTTCCCCCCAAGAATACGCCGCAACAACCCGAGCAAAACGAGCAGGCAAAGCCGCCGGGAAGCAATTCGTAAAGCAACCGCCTAAAGTGGCTGCTAAAACTGCGAGGTACCGATAATGGCTAGTAAATTCCCTGATCTCACCGGCGACGGTAAAGTCACTCAAGCCGACATACTCAAGGGGCGTGGTGTTGAGGGTATGAAGAAGGGCGGTGCCACAAAGAACTGGATCAAAGACGCAATCTCTAAACCGGGGTCGCTCCGCAAGGCGATGGGCGTAAAGGCGGATAAAACGATCCCTGCCAAAAAGCTGGCCGCTGCCGCCAAAGCTCCCGGTAAACTAGGTCAGCGGGCTCGGCTCGCTCAGACGCTAAAGAAGTTGGGTAAGTAAATGGCATACACTTCCGGCACCACTGCTTTTAACCTCGATCTGTCTGAGCTGGTCGAAGAGGCTTTTGAGCGAGCGGGTGCGGAACTTCGCACTGGCTATGACTTACGTACTGCGCGACGTAGCCTGAACATCATGTTTGCCGACTGGGCAAACCGTGGCATCAATATGTGGACGATGGAGCAGGGGGTGATCCCTCTCAACACAGGACAAGCCACATACCTGCTACCCAACGACACGGTGGATCTTCTTGAACATGTGATCCGTACGCAAGCAAACAGTACGTCAAATCAAGCGGATCTAACCATCACGCGCATCAGTGTGTCGACCTACGCCACGATCCCTAATAAGCTGACTCAGGGTCGTCCAATCCAGTTGCTTGTTAGCCGTTACGACGGTCAAGATTCTGCGTCTTCCTATCAGGTTACGTCTACTCTGAACTCGACCGCTACGACTATCACGCTCTCCAGCACTACCGGGGCTTCGCCGACTAACACGTTGCCGGGGTCGGGTATCATCAAGATTGATAGCGAGTACATTTACTACAATGAGCTCGTGCAGACATCTCCAAGTAACGGTTCCACCAGCGGTGTTTACACTCTGTACAACTGCATCCGTGGGTTCAACGATACTACTGCAGCATCTCATTTGACCTCTGCGGTTATCTACAAAGTCAACACCCCGACCGTGACTGTTTGGCCGACTCCGAATGCTGGTGGTGGGTATCAACTTGTGTACTGGCGACTGCGTAGAACGCAGGATGCAGGTGATGGCAGTAACGTGATGGACGTGCCGTTTAGGTTTATTCCTTGTATGGCGGCTGGCCTTGCGTACTACATCGCTGGGAAGATTCCTTCGGGCTATGAGCGGTTGCCTATGTTGAAGCAACAGTACGACGAAGCATGGGCGCTCGCGTCTGAAGAAGATCGTGAGAAGGCTGCAGTTCGGTTCGTGCCCCGTCAACAGTTCATTGGCAGTGGTCCGTAATGGGCAATAGGTTTGCCTCTGGTAAGAATGCGATCGCTGAATGCGATCGTTGCGGGCAGCGTTACAAATTAAAGATCCTTCGTCGAGAGATCATCAAGACTAAGAACTATGACTTGATGGTTTGTCCTGAGTGTTGGGACCCTGATCATCCGCAGTTGCAGTTAGGTATGTATCCTGTGGATGACCCCCAAGGGCTTAGGAACCCAAGGCCGGATAAGAGCTACGTTATTTCTGGTGTTCTATCCGATGGTTATTTGGGTGAAGGTAGTCGTATTTTTCAGTGGGGTTGGAATCCGGTCGGTGGTTCTCGTGCGAACGATGACGGGTTGACACCGAATAACTTGGCTCTGTCGATACAACTTGGTACAGTTACAGTCGTAACTACTTAAGGAATTCATCATGGATGCTAAAAAAGCTGTCCACAAGCACGAACGGGCCATGCACCCCGGTAAACCCCTTACTAAACTGGCTAAGGGTGGTAAGACTAACGAGCAGATGCGTAAGCTTGGACGTAACTTGGCAAAGGTTGCCAACCAAAAAGTCTCGTCTTTCAAGTACAAATCTTCGCGTGGGGGTTGAGATGGCTAAGTTCAGCATGAAGCAAGGCGGCAAAGAGGTCGGCCCCGCGTCGGTCTATGCGCCCCCGCATACCATGACGGGTAGCTCAAAAGTCAAGTTGGGTAACGGCTACGACGCTGAGCCCACCAAAGCCGACAGCGTTAATATGTCTGTGTACGGTGTGGACCGTCATGGCTATAGCCCGGAAGCAAAAACCACTGGCATCAAGATGCGTGGCACGGGTGCGGCGACTAAGGGTGTTATGTCCAGAGGGCCGATGGCGTGAATTATTCTGAGTTGGTAAATGCAATTCAGTCTTATACTGAGAACCAGTTTCCGGCGACTTTTCTTGCTGATGGTTCTTCGGTATCGAGCACTAGCCAGATCAATCGAATCATTGAGCAGGCTGAGCAGCGCATTTACAACTCGGTACAGTTCCCTTCGCTGAGGAAAAATCAGACAGGTATCGTATCTACCTCTACGCCCTACCTTTCGGCCCCCTCGGATTTTCTGTCGTCTTATTCGTTTGCTGTTATCGACTCTACGGGTCGGTACAACTACATGCTCAACAAGGATGTGAACTTCATCCGCGAAGCTTATCCCAGCCCTTCAACTACAGGCTTGCCTAGGTTTTACGCCCTATTCGGCCCAACCGTAACGGGCGGTGTTATTACTAATGAACTCTCGTTCATACTAGGCCCCAAGCCGGATACGACCTATACGGTAGAGCTGCACTATTATTACTATCCCCAGTCAATCACAACTGCGGGTACTACTTGGCTTGGTGACAACTTCGATACGGTGCTGTTGTACGGGTGCCTTATTGAGGCATATACCTACATGAAGGGGGCGCAAGACATAGTCACCCTTTATGACACCAAGTACAAAGAAGCGCTGGCTCTGGCTAAACGTCTTGGCGACGGTATGGAGCGTCAGGATGCTTATCGGTCTGGGCAGTATAGACAGGCGGTGACCTGATGGCTTTTACCGGCAATTACACCTGTGACGTGTTCAAAACGGGCTTGTTGACTGGCTCGTTTAATTTTACTGGGGGGTCATTTTATATGGCTCTCTATACGAACGACGCCACACTCAACGCAAGTACGACTGCGTACACGACTATTGGTGAAGCTTCGGGTGGGTCATATAGTGCTCCCGGTCAACTCCTTGCTAACGCTTCTGTTGCGATAAACAACAACATCGCTTACTTGACCTTCGACAACCCAAGCTGGACCGGGTCAATCACCGCTCGTGGGGCGCTGATCTACAAAGCCGGTGACAACGGTGCTGTATGTGTTTTAGACTTTGGTGCAGACAAAACTTCCACTAATTCTTTTGTGGTTCAGTTCCCAGCGGCAACCAGCACATCTGCGATCATTAGGCTTTCATGAACATACTTATTGCTACCCCGATGTACGGTGGTATGTGTACGGGCGAGTACACACGGTCAATGCTTAATGTGTCGTCTGTTTTAGGTGCTGCAAACATCAAGCACTCTGCTGCTTTTGTGTACAACGATAGCCTGATTACAAGTGCTCGGAACAAGCTGGCGACGCTGTTCTTAAAGACGGACTCCACTCACCTGCTTTTTATTGACGCCGATGTTGCCTTTGAAGCTAAAGACATCGTTAGTATGGTTGTAGCTAACAAGCCCGTCATTGCCGGTATATACCCCAAAAAGCGTTTGAACTGGGCTCGGGTTGAGATGGCCGTTAAAGCGGGTGTCCCTGCTGATCAGTTAGAACATCACACGGGTGATTTGGTCATTCGGCTTACCGACGATGAGATGGAGCGTGAAGTCAAAGTCACTGACCCCGTCGAAGTTTGGGGGGCGGGTACTGGTTTTATGTTGATCCAACGATCGGTGTTTGAGTCGCTTTACGACAAGGTTGACCACTATCAAGACGAAGATGGCTCGCCGTTGCACGAGTATTTTTTCCTGAAGAAAGACCCAAAACTAAACAAGCAGCTGACCGAAGACTACGCGTTTTGTCAGTTGTGCCGCGAAAACGGGATTAAAGTTTATGCTGCCCCGTGGGTTCGTTTGAGTCACACTGGGACGTATACTTTTACTGGTTCTGTTATCCCTACAACGGTTTAAGGAGAAGTTATGGGAATGATCATGACTACGAAGGGCGAGATGGATGAGTCTCAGCTTGAAAAGAAAACGGGAAGTGTCGATAATGACCACGAATACACGGCTTGGGTCGAGTATTGGTTGGATGGCGAGCTTGTTCACCGTTCGGTGCATGTTCAGTTGAAGAAACCCCCCACTTTTGCTGGTGCCGAAACGGCATCGTTCGGTTAATGAAAGGAAGCTGCAATGGCTAACACACAGTCTATGTGTACGTCGTTCATGAGTGAACTTCTTACGGCCACTCATAACTTCGGCACCGCGCCAACTCGTGGCGCTAGTACAGCTGACACCTTCAAAGCGGCTTTGTACTTGGCAACCGCGACGGTCAACGCTTCAACCACCGCTTACTCGGTTACGAACGAAGTGTCGGGCGCCGGTTATACCGCTGGTGGGGTTGCTGTGACGAATGCTACGGCGCCCACATCTACCAATGCGTCCGCAACGGCGGGCGTAGCGTACTGGACCCCTTCTGCTTCTATTACCTACAGCAGTGTGACCCTGTCGACCGCTTTTGATTCCGTGCTGATCTATAACAACACGCAGTCAAACAAGGCGGTGAGTGTTCACACGTTTGGTTCGCAGACGGTGACCTCCGGTACCTTCACTTTGACGATGCCGTCGAACACAACGACTGCTGCTCTGTTGCGTTTGGCTACAACCTAACGGGGCGCGGGGTAAACCCCCGTGTAGTCGTCCATGTTCAGTGACGCCCCGTTTTCAGCTGCGCCTTTTAGCTCACAGGCGCAAGCTAACGCCATTACCGTTGCGTTGTCTGGCGTTTTTGCTTCCGGCGCGGTCGGTACTGTTGCTGCTTCTTTGTCTGTTGCCGAGACAGGCAACGCTGCCTCTGGAGCCGTAGGCTCTGTCACGACCTCTCGTACCGTAGCCCTTAGCGGTGTTTCAGCCAGCGGGGTTGTAGGTTCAGTTGCTGATTCTTTGTCTGTTGCCGAGACAGGCAATGCTGCCTCTGGAGCCGTAGGCTCTGTTGCTGCTTCTTTGTCGGTTGCAGAGACAGGCAATTCAGCCTCTGGGGCCGTAGGCTCTGTTACTACCTCCCGTACTGTAATCCTTAGTGGTGTTTCAGCCAGTGGGGCGGTCGGTTCTGTCGCAACTTCTAGAAGTGTTGCTATCAGCGGAGTTTCATCCTCCGGTTCAGTAGGCTCTGTCACAGCGTCTTCGTCTTCTGCAGAGAACAGTACAACTGCCGTTGGTTCGGTGGGCTCTGTTGGATCAACCACTACGGTTGCGCTTAGCGGCGTTTCTGCTACTGGGGATGTTGGTACAGTAGGCGTTACTATTGTCCAACTAGCTGAGTTAACGACTGTTTTAGCTTCTGGAGCCGTAGGCTCTGTTACAACTTCTCGTACTGTTGCTATCAGCGGTGTCTCTGCTTTTGGAGCCGTGGGTTCAGTTACCTACGCGCAAGCGTTAAGCGGGGTTTCGGCTTCTGGAACTGTAGGTTCCGTTGCGGCTTCTCTTTCGGTTACGGAAACGGGCAACTCTGCTTCCGGTTCCGTTGGTTCCGTCACAACTTCTCGCACCGTTGCGCTGAGTGGGGTAGCTGCTGCGGGATCTGCCGGGGATGTTGGGTTTGCTCGGCCCATAACGGGTGTCTCTGCAGCTGGTGCTGTTGATTCTCTTACCGCTTCTAACGCTGTCGCTCTTAGCGGAGTTTCATCCTCTGGAGCCGTAGGCTCTGTTACTACCTCTCGCACTGTTGCTCTTAGCGGAGTTTCTGCTTCTGGGTTGACTGGATCTGCCACAGCTTCTAACACCGTTGGCTTGAGTGGAGTTTCCGCATCAGGAGTCGTCGGTGATGTAGTGAAAAACATCCCCCCGCAAGATGGTGTCGTTGCCACAGGTCAAGTTGGTAATGTCGGTTTGACCACTACGGTTGCTCTTTCTGGTGTCGCAGCTTCAGGTGACGTTGGTACTGTTGCTGGGGGTCATCTTGTTTCCGGTGTAGAGGCAACCGGTGCGGTTGGTAATGTAGGTAAGTCGGTTACGGTTGCGCTGTCTGGGGTTTCTGCCTCTGGTCAAGTTGGTACGGTTAGTGGCAGTAATGCTGTCGCACTTACCGGTGTTTCCGCAGTGGGTGAGACTGGGTCTCTAACTCCAGAGTTTGTTTTTTCAGTAGCTTTAACCGGTGTTCAGGCAACGGGCCAAACGGGTTCCTTTGGTATTGAGCACACTCGCGCCATCATTGGGAACATCATCAATGGTGAGGTTGGCACTGCGCCGCCTCTTTGGAGCCTGATTGATGACAGCCAAGACGGTAACTGGCAGAATGTGAACAC